TGCACTGTCTATAATCAAGAAGAAGTTAAAATATGACGGTTTATGCAATACACACCAGTTTGCATATAGGGATTCTTATATCTAATTACTAAAATTAGATATTAAATATTTAATTAATTAAATTATTATATATAATGGTGTATTTCATATCTGATGGTACCTATACCAAAATAGGTAAAAGTAAAACTCCTTTAAATAGGATTAAAGATTTACAAACAAGTAATGCTAATAAATTATTTTTTACTCATTTATTTGATGTTAAAGATAAATATGAGAAAGTATTACATAAATTATTTAAGGAAGTTAAGACAAATTCAAATAATGAATGGTTTGATTTAAGAGAAGTTAATATAGAATCTATTATAGTAGGTTCATTAAGAAATATTCCACAATTTGTAGATATTAAATTAGCAGAGTTTAAAGCTTCTCAATTTAATAATAAACCTAATGAAAGATTTAAACAAAATCAATTACAACCAGATTTATTAAATTGTAATAAAAGCAAAATAAAACTTATTTTAGACGATATACAATATTGTTTAAAAAATAAAAAGAATAAAAGAATATCATATCACAAGTATATTGTTGATTATGGATTTACTAAAGACCAAATATCTTTTTTTGTAAAATCAGCAAGATTAAATAAATTAGTTGCTAAACACAATAATAATATATAACTATCCAACCCACTATTTCTTAGTATTTAGTGGGTTTTTTTATGTCTAAATAAATATTTTCACTATTTATGAAAAATAATTGTAAAAAAATTAGGATATGTCAAAAATATTTTGTATCTTTGTACTATAATTTAAAATTGATAGTTATGGTAATAACAAAAAATATATTTATAAACTGGAATAATCCAGTAGAAGAATTTACAGTTGGTATACATAGTGAAAAAACATTTGCTACTTGGATACCAGAAGAAAAAAATGAAAGTGAATTAGAACAAGAAGATTTTGAAGAAATGAATAGATTAATACTTGGTTTTTTATTTTTTAATATAACAATATTATATTAATGGAAGAATGTAATGAATTAGATAAACCATGGTTTACAGCTGTAGTAATAGAAACAGATGAACAACCTGTAGGTTTTCAAACATGGGCTGAAGGAATAACACAAGATAAGTACACTATAATCTTACCAGATGGTAGTACAACACATGCTAAGTTATTTATGGACTTACAACAAAGATTTGATGATTATGAATATACACGATACTTATTAAACAGATATAATGAAATACAAAACATTTAAAGAGTGGTTTAAAGAGATAAGATGGTTAAAGGATAAAGTTATCCTTCCAAATAATATAATAGTAGAAAAGTCATCATATGTAACTAAAGATGGTTTTGATATAGATGGATTCAATACTTTACTATTTAAAACATATAATTTAATATACCCACGAAAATAATGATAGATAACATACATACATACATACGAGAAGATTTAATGAAGAATCAGAATGATTTACTAAATATGAGACATTATTATACTCATAAGTTTAGAAGTAACAATCGATTCATTGACATTAATGTAGGAATATTTATTGATGAAAAACAAAGACAAGTTGCACAAATATATGTAGCTGATAAAAATAATAAGATTAGAGAAAGATTAGTAATAGAAAATAATACAATAGTAGATACAGATATAATTTACAAAAGATATGAATAAAGATATAAGAGTATATAGTAAAAAAACACATAGTTTAAATACATTAAATGGAATACTTAATGAGAAGAATTTAGAGTTTGCTAAACAAACTATGCTGTTTGATGCTATGAGAGAACACACAAGTTTAATTAAAACTAAACAACATTATCCACATAATGATATTTCAGATGTAGAAATGGAATTAGATATAGTTATTATACCAACTAAAGTTTATACTAAAATATTAAAACTTGTTGAAGGTATTAAAGAAGAAAGACAAACAATAGATGAATATTTAAAATTTCCTAAATTAAAACCATAATGAGTAGTTATATGAAACAAGGTCTTAGAAAGACTAAATTAATAGAAAGAAAAAAAACTAAAGCTCATGTAAAAGCTTTTTATAGAATCATAGGTGAAATGGATGAAGTTGTTAAACACTTAGATCCAACTATAGAATATAATGAAGATAACATAAATGAGTATGTTAAACCAATATATGGTAGAGATTTAGATAATATGGAAAAGATGATAGTACTTGGTAAATTAAGTTATGGAAAAGAAAAAACCACAGATCAACCTAACTAATATATTATCTTTTATAGAGGGTAATACACAACTAGCTTTAGAATCATTAAAATACCAACCACTACACTTACAAGAACAAATAGCTTATAGAAGATATCTTTGTAAAGATGATTGTGCAATAGATAATAAATGTAAGTATTGTGGTTGTGATTTTAAAGGAAAGACATCAGTTAGAGTATCTTGTAATAAAGGAGCTAGATTTCCTGACTTAATGGGAAAACATGAATGGGAAATATATAAAGAAGAACATGACATTAAATAATACATATACAATATACAGGAAACCTCTTAAAGAAATATTAGATAATATTGATAACTTTGTTACTAATATACATAAGTTTAAATCTAAACATAAAGGTTACGATTACACAATACAGTTAAACAAAAATGGAGAATTATGGGATGCTGAAATAAAAATAAATTATGAAAAGCAAAAGAGTACTAAAACAATTACGAGAGTTATCGAACCACCTACATTATTATAATGGGATGGCTCCTTTTCCACCATATGATACTGATTATGTAAAGGATGTAGATAAATTAATTAAAAAGATAATGGAAGATAAAAGAAAAGATTATGACAATGAACCAGTTGTAGCATGTAGATATTGTAAAAGTTTACACATACAAACAGATGAAAATATGAATGATGTTTGTTTTAAATGTGGAGCTACAAATGAATTACAAGAATTTAAGAATATTGATGAATATTTAAAATTTAAAAATGAATAATATAAAAATTGCTAACCTAAATGTAAAATTAAAAGAATTATTTTTTAAATGGTTAGATATTACTAAAGCATTCCATAAACTAAATAATCAACAGCAACAAGTGTTAGCATTATTATTATATTATCATTACACATATAAAAAAGATATTACTAATAATAAAATACTTTGGAAGATTGTATTTGATTATGACACAAAGATTAAAATAATGGAAGATCCTGTTTTTAAAAAAGGATTAACTGTTGGTGCTTTAAATAATATTTTTACAGTATTAAGAAAAAATAACATTATTAGTGATGGTGAAATATCTAAGATATTCATTCCTGAATTAGAAATAAAGAGTAAACAATTTAAAGTTATATTTAATTTTAATATTATAGATAATGACTAATAATGAAGATAAAATTAAAATATTAATCCATAGATTGGGATTACAATATAATTTAAAGGATGATGAAATTAGAAAAATAGTTAATTCACCATATAAATTTACAAGGGAAACAATATCTAAATTAGATATTAATTCTGATATTACAGAAGAAGAGTTTAATAAACTAAAAACAAATTTCATATATGTATCTATAGGAAAACTGTATACATCATTTGAAATATTTAATAAATTTAAGAATTTAAAACAAAAACGATGGGAGAACAAAAAAACTTAACACAAGATAATGTGTTAGATTTAATGAGGAATTTTGAAATACAACCTTTATTTAACAAAGTAGTTATTACACTTAATCGAGAAGAAGAGGATGGTGGATTGATATTATCAGACAATACTTTATCTGAAATACAATATGTATTAGCTAGAGGTAGTATGGTTAAAGAAGTTGAAGTTGGTCAAAAAATAATCATTGATATTGAAAAAATGATGGTTCCAGTAAAACGTGAATCACTCGATGCATATGAAACAGTGATGCAAGTAAAAATTGATCCAATTAAAATTGGTGATAATATCTACGCAATTATAGAAGATAGATATATTAAAGCAAAAGATAATAGATAATAATTAATATTAAATAAAACAATATGATAAGTACAATTTTAACAGTAGCATTACTAATATCTCTATATTTTAACTTTAAATATAGAAATGAAATTAAACAAACAATAGTTAATCATTTAAATGAACTTGAAGCTACTAAAGTAGTAATTGAAAGATTAGAAGATCGAGTTAATAAAGCTACTTCAGTTGTATCACAAGCTACCATGGATGTAGCACCTGAAATAGTAAGTAGAAAAAAATCTAAAAAATAATGAAATTATTTGAAATGAAAGATTATAATCTCCAGATAGATGAAGCTGTCTGGGGATTATTACCTTTTAAAACAATACTAAAAAGGGATAAAAATAGAAATAAAGAAACTGCATTTAAAGAAATGTTATTCATTTATTACTATGCAGATATACGTTCTGATTATGTGTATTTAACTGATGATAAAGAAAGAACAAAAGAAATTATTAAAGATATTGGTTTACCAACAGATTGGAAGATTGATAAAGTAATTGAAGATGCTCTTAGGTTTTATGTATCAAGATCTATATCACCAATTGGAAAGTTATATAAATCATCTCTAAAGGCAGCTGATGATATATCTAAGTACTTGGAATCTACAGATATTTTATTAGAAGAAAGAACTGATAAAGGATCTGTAGTAACACCTTTATCTACTATTACTTCATCACTTAAAGCTGTACCTGGGATTATGAAAGATCTTAAGGCTGCATATAAAGAAGTATTAGCTGAACAAAAAGAAATGGAAGGGAGAACTAAAGGAAGTAGAACAATGGGATTGTTTGAGGAAGGATTAGATTTTGAATAATATGAAAGAAATATATTTTAAAGAAGAAGCAAGAGATCTATTATTTAGTGGGGTAGAAAAATTACATAATGCTGTAGCATCAACAATGGGACCAAATGGTAAAACAGTTATTACAACTGATATTCATGGTAACCCTGAAATTACTAAAGATGGATATAAAGTATCCAAAGAAATTAACTTTAAAAATCCAATTGAAAATATTGGTGCTACAATTGTAAAAGAAGTTGCTCAATTACAAGTTGACCAAGCTGGTGATGGAACAACTACTGCTATAGTACTTGCTAATGCGTTTATACAAAATTTAAAAGACTTTGATTCAAATGAAATTAATAAAGCATTTGATGAAATTATACCAAAAGTAATAGAACAATTAAAACTTAATTCAAGAGAATTAAAACGTGAAGATATTAAATACGTTGCTAGTATATCTGCTAATAATGATATACAGATCGGTGAACTTATTCAACAGGCTTATAACTTTTCTAATATAGTAAAAGTAGAAGAGTCTACTAATTTTGAAGATAAATTAGAAACTATAGATGGTATGCAATTACCAGTATCATATTTTTCTAAACATTTTATTAATAATGAACGAAAAGCTGAATGTGAATTAGACGAACCATCTGTATTATTAATAGATGGTAAAATTGAAGATTTAACTCCATTTGCATCAATATTAAATTTATGTGCACAAAGTGGAAAAAGTATATTAATTATAACAGAACATATTTCAGAAAAAGAATTACGTAAGTTAGAGTCTAATGTTTTAAGTGGTAATGTTAATTTATGTGTTATTAAAACACCTGGATTTGGACCTGTTAGAAAAGATTTAATAAGAGATTTATCTGACTTTACAGGAGCTGAAATTATTACATCATTTAATAAACCATTAACTTTAAATAACTTTGGTAAACTTAAATCATGTAAAATTGGTAAAAATAATTCTTTACTTATTAAACATGATGATATTGATATTAATGAAATTGTAGATAATTTAAATGCTTTATCAACTTCAAAAGAATTAACTACGGGAGATATTGATATTATTAAAAAACGTATAGAAAATCTTACAGGTAAGGTATCACTTATTAAAGTTGGTGGGGGTTCTGAAATAGAAGTAAAAGAACGTAAAGATAGATATGATGATGCTGTATTAGCAGTTGCATGTGCATTAGAAGAAGGAATTGTTGAAGGTGGTGGTCGAGCACTATATGATTGTAGTTATGAATTATTAAAAGAATATTCTGAAGTTAAAGGTTGTGCTAAATATATTTTAGAAAGTATAGAAACACCTATTAAAATTATAGATTTAGAAAATATAATTAATAATATGAAAGGACCTTTAATGTATAAAAATATGTTTGATTTAAATATTATAGACCCATTAAAGGTTACAAGATGTGCATTAGAAAATGCTATATCTGTTGCTAAAACAATATTGTCAACTGAAGTAGTTATATTAAATGAACGCCAGTGGTCATGATAAATATAGAATATAAAATATGTACAAAATGTAATATAAATAAAGAGATAAATTTATTTACTAAAAATTGTACAAACTGTAAAGAATGTATGTGTATGAGAAGTAAAAATTATAGAAAAAATAATCCAGAAAAGGTTAAAATATACATGCAGAAGTGGAAAAAAGAGAACAAAGAAAGAGAGAGAATTTATAGAAATAATTGGTATAGTAATAAAATTGAAAATGATTCTTTTTTTAAATTGAAATCAAATATAAGAACACTAATTAGACTTTCTTTAAAATCAAAAAGTATTGTAAAAAATTCTAAAACTTTTGAAATTTTAGGTTGTGATTATATTTTTTTTAAAGATTACATACAATCACAATTTACAAAAGAAATGAATTGGAATAATATACATCTAGATCATATTAAACCTCTATCTAGTGCAAAATCTGAAAAAGAAGTTTTAGATTTAAATCACTATACTAATTTTCAACCTTTATTAGCTATAGATAATTTAAAAAAAGGAGTTTCTTTAATTGAAAAACAATTAAAATTATTATAATGGAAAGTATTGAAAAAATGTATAATTTTAATAAATTTCAAACCGAAATAAATGAAACATTAAAGAATTCAATTCCAAAAGAAGTATATGAAAATTTAGTTGAATATATAGCTACTATTAAATTTGTTAAAAATCTTATAGCTCCAGAAGAAGAAAGGGGTTATGCTAAAGATAGACCTAAATCTACTTTGTATAATGATAATAGAATAGATGTAGATTTAACTAATCCTCATATACTTGAGGATATGGATTACTTTAGACAACCTGCTATATTCTTTGAAAAGAACGGTAGATATACAAATATACCACCAAATAGTAATCCTAAATCTGAGTATGCTGAATTTTGGAGAGAAGAACTAAGACGATGGAAACATGGTATGGTTCGTGAATCTGATGGTGAATGGATTCCAGGAGAGTTATATTTCTATTGGAATTATAGTCCTATATGGTTAGTAGAAACAATTGCTACTAGTGGTGCAGGAGAAAGATCTCAAGGGGAACGTGTTAGAAAGTTTGCTAAACCTTGGTTAGGAGATTATTTATATTTCCATTATACTAATAGAGCTAAACGTTTGGGTAAACATGGTAAAGTATTAAAAACTCGTGGTATTGGATTTAGTTTCAAGAATGCATCTGAATCACCTAGAAATATGTATGTATTTCCAGGTTCAGGTAATCCTAATTTTCATTTAGCTTCTGATAAGGGTTTCTTAACAGGAGATAAAGGTATATGGGGTAAAGTATTAGATACACTGGATTGGATAGCAGAACACACTCCTCTTCCTAGAATGAGAGTAATTGATGCTACTAAAGAGATGAATGTACAGTTAGGATATAAAGATGAATATGGTTCACGTAAGGGGTTATTATCATCTGTTTTTGGTATATCATTAAAAGATAATCCTGATAAAGCTAGGGGTATACGTGGACCTCTTATACACTATGAAGAAGACGGTTTGTTTCCTAATCTTGAAAAAGCATGGAACGTAAATAGAAAAGCTGTTGAAGATGGTGGAGTATCATTTGGATTTATGTTAGCTGGGGGTACAGGTGGTGTTGAAGGAGCTTCATTTGCAGGTTCTGAAAAATTATTCTATAAACCAAGTGCTTACAATATCTTTGGTATTCCAAATTTATTTGATAAAACTTCAACTGGTGAAAATGAATGTGGTTTCTTTTGGGGAGCTTATTTAAATCGTAATGAATGTTATGATGAAACAAATGGTGAACCAGATGTAATTAAAGCATTAATTGAAATTTTATTAGATAGACATTTAGTAAAATATAACTCTTCTGATGCTAGAGCTATTACACAAAAGAAAGCAGAAGAGCCTATTACACCACAGGAAGCTATTATGCGTACTGAGGGTACAGTATTTCCTGTTGCTGATATCAAAGATTATCTTGAAAGTATTGGACCTAAGAAAGAAGCTTTTTTAGCTGAACATTATATTGGAGAACTTATATATAATAATCTCGGAGAAGTAATTTGGAAACCTACAAGTGATAAATTTCCACTTAGAGCTTATGATAGTTCTGATACAGATAGAAGTGGATGTTTGGAAATATTTGAAATGCCTAGTAAAAATGCTAATGGTGAAATACCTCGTGGTAGATATATTGCAGGTATTGACCCTATTGATGCTGATACAGGTGCATCTTTATTTAGTATATTTGTAATGGATACTTTTACAGATCGTATTGTTGCAGAATATACTGGTAGACCTAGATTAGCTAATGATGCATATGAAATATCATTAAGACTTCTTAAATTTTTTAATGCTGAAGCTAATTATGAAAAAAACTTAAAAGGTTTATTTAGTTATTTTGATGCTAGAAATTGTTTACATTATTTATGTAATACCCCTCAAGTATTAAAAGATATGGATATGGTTAAATCAACTAATTTATATGGTAATAATGCTAAGGGTACTCATGCTAATTTAGAAATAAACAAATGGGGTAGACTTCTGCAAGCTCAATATATGTCAACAAGATATAATGAAGGAGATGAAGAAGATCTTAGTTTAAAATTACATCACATTAGAACCATTCCTTATTTAGAAGAATGTATTGCTTGGAATTCTGATGGCAACTTTGATAGGGTTTCAGCAATGGGTATGTTATTTATTTTAAGAGAAGATAAAGTTAAATTAAGTAAATCAGTTAAAAGTAATTATGATAAACAAATTAAAAAATTATCAAGTGATCCTTTCTTTGAAAAGAATTATAAAAAACAAAATAGCTATTAGTAAATAATGATTTTTTAAAGATTTATTCAAAATAATTTGGAAAAACTTAAAAAATTTAGTATATTAGTAAGTTAATAAAAAAATAGTATGGCAACACCTAGAATAAACGGTCTTATTTTACCAAGACAAAGATTACCTTACGCACAAAAAAATATTGAATGGCGTAAAGATAATGTTGATTATGCAGATAGACATTCTTTTTATAATAATGAAAGAGTTCGTAAAAGTTTACAAAACAAAATTATAAATTTAAATCTTTATAATGGAATTGTAGATGCTAGAGATTTAACTAATGTGGTTAACCCACATCAAATTGATGCATCTTTTGTACCAGATAATATTCCACATCATCCAATAATTGTACCTAAGATAGATTTATTAGTAGGTGAAGAAATTAAAAGACGATTTGATTGGTCTGTTATTGTTACAAATGCAGATGCTATTAGTAAAAAAGAAGAAGATAAAAAAGAATTTCTTAAAGAAAGACTTACTCAATTTTTACAAGAAAATTATCAAGATGATGAATTAAAATCTAAAATGGAAGATCTTGCTAAACATATGAAATATAGTTGGCAAGACATTCGTGAAAAATCAGCTAATCAAATATTAAAACATTATAGTCAAGAACAAAGATTTGATAGAACTTTTAATGATGGTTTTAAAGATGCATTAATATTTGCTGAAGAAATATATCAATGTGATATAATTCATGATGAACCAGTATTAATTAAACTTAATCCTTTAAAAGTACATTCTGTTCGTTCTGGTAATTCAGATAGAATTGAAGATTCATCTATTATAATTATACAAGATCACTGGAGTCCTCATAAAATTATTGATGTATATCATGATGAATTGAAACCAGAAGATATTGATTATATAATGGAATATACTACAACTTCTTCCAAAGGTTCTTATTCAGATGATCAAAATAATCATGTGTTATTAAGAGATGCTTTAAATACAGGAGTTGAAGGTATGTATGATACAATCTTTAATTTAGCAGAACTTAATGGACATTTCTTTGGTTCTAATTATACTGATGATACTGGTAATATACGAGTATTAAAAGTATTTTGGAAATCAATTAAACAAGTTAAAAAAATTAAGTTTTATGATGAATATGGTGAAGAACAATATAAAATTGCTTCTGAAGAATATATTCCAAATAAAGATTTAGGTGAAGAAGTTACAACAATGTGGGTTAATGAATGGTGGGAAGGTGTTAAAGTAGGTAAAGATATTTACTTAAATATTAAACCTCGTAAAGTTCAATATAATAAAATATATAATCCATCATTATGTAGTCCAGGTATTGTAGGTCAAATTTATAACACCAACCAATCTAAAGCTGTATCATTAGTTGATAGAATGAAAAACTATCAATATATGTATGATGTAATTTGGGATAGACTTAATAAAGCTATATCAACTAATTATGGTAAAATATTTGAATTAGATTTAGCTAAAATTCCAGAAAATTGGGAAGTTGATAAATGGATGCATTTTGCAGTAGTTAATAAAATTGCTGTAATAGATTCATTTAAAGAAGGTCAACAAGGAGCTGCTACTGGTAAACTTGCTGGTAGTATGAATACACAAGGTGGACGTGCTATTGATATGGAGACAGGTTCTTATATACAACAACACATTCAATTACTTGAATTCATTAAAGCTGAAATGGGAGAAATTGCAGGTGTATCCGCTCAACGTGAAGGACAAGTTTCAAATAGAGAAACTGTTGGTGGAGTTGAAAGAGCTGTTAATCAATCTTCGCATATTACAGAGTATTGGTTTATGTTACATGAACAATGTAAAATTAGAGTTTTAGAAACATTTTTAGAAACTGCTAAAATTGCATTAAAAGGTAATAATAAAAAAGTACAATATATATTAGATGACCAATCTATAGAAATGTTAAATATAGATTCTGATGAATTTTGTGAACAAGATTACGGTATTATAGTAACAACTTCATCTAAAACTCAAGAGTTGGAGCAAATGATTAAACAAAATGCTCAAGCTTTTGTTCAAAATGGTGGTGGGTTATCTACTATAATGGATATATATTTTAGCCCATCTTTAATGGATATGCGACGTAAACTTGAAGAAGCTGAAGATCAATTACATCAAAGACAATCTGAACAAGCTGATGCTGCAAATAAAATTCAAGAACAACATAATCAAGAAACTATTAATTTAGAAAATAGAAAACTTGAACTTGAAGATATTAAAAATCAAAGAGATAATGATACTAAAGTTTATATTGAAGAGCTTAAATTGCAAATGCAACCTCAAGAAACGTCTGATGATGGTATACAAGATCCTTTAGAAGCAGAAAAGTTTAAATTGGATATTCAAAAGAGAAAAGATGATTATATACTTAAAATGCGTAAACTTGATGATGATATGAAAAAACATAAAGATCAAATGGATGCAAAAAAAGTAGATCAATCTATCGCAAGAATCAAAAAGAAAACAACAAAATAGCTATTACTAAATAAACAAAAAATGAAAATATTTGAATAAATATTTGACTTTTGATTAAAAAAGTAGTATATTTGCAAACTTTATAAATAGGGAGAAAATTATGGAAGACGAAAAAGATGAAATGTCAATATTTAATTCTGATATGGAATTAAATTATAGTGACTTTATGATACCTGAAGAAATTCAGGAAGATAATGATAATGTAAATAATGATTCATTAAATGATGATGATTTAAATAATACAAACTCTGTCGAGGATGCAAATCCAGAAGATGTAGATGGGGAAGAAGAAGATGATAATAGTGAGGGTGATGAACAAGATGATAATTCTCCCAATATATACTCTTCCCTTTCAAATGTTCTACATGAACAAGGTTTATTACCTTCACTTGAATCTTCTGATTTACTTAAAGATGTTAAAAACATTGATGACTTTACGTCAATTTTAAAAAAAGAAATTGACATTCAAGCTCAAATTAAAGCTCAAGAGCATTTATCAAATTTAGATTTAGAAAAAATTGCTACTTCAAGAAAAGCTGTATTAGAATTAGATGCTATTGATGAAGATTATTTAAAGAATAATCTTGAAGTAGCTAAAGATATTATATATCGTGATTATCTTAATCAAGGTTTATCTGAAGATAGAGCGAAAAAAATGATTAGGAAAACAATTGACTTAGGTGAAGATATGTTAATTGAAGATGCTTTAGAATCTAAAGAAAGTTTAAAAATATTTGAATCTAAACAAGAAGCTCTTGAACAAGAAAGATATCAAGAAGAGTTAAAAGCTCAAAAAGAAGAACAGGAAAAAATTGATATTGCTATTAAAAATTATATTTTTAATTCAAAAGAAATTGTAAAAGGAATACCTAATACAAAAGCATTACAAAATACTGTTTTTAAAACTATGACAGAAGTAGTTTCTAAAAATCCTAATACAGGAGAATTGGAAAATAAATTAATGCAAGAAAGATCTAAGAACCCAATTGAATTTGATACTAAAATGTATACAATATTTGAATTAACAAATGGGTTTAATGATTTAACTAAAATTGCTACAAGTACTACTTCTAATGCTGTTAAAAAGCTAGAAAAACAATTAAGAAAAACTAACTTTGAAGATAATGGTACACCAACCTATTTGCAAGATCCAAATAGTTACGGTGGAATTGGTTCAGAAATAGTATTTTAAAAATAAATAAAAATTAATAATTAAATAATTAAATATGTCGTTAGGTAAGTTTGTAATGACCAAAGGTAAAGCTTGGTCAGGTTTAACACTAAAAAATCACATTGGTGCTATTTTTGGAACACAACCACCATCTTCATACGGATCTTCTAAAATTCTAATTTGGTAAACATCTGGACGGTGTCCTGCAATAACATGCATTTTTGTAAACCATTTTTCTGCAAATACCAATTCAAATTTAGTTCTAGCAACTCCAACACCAGTTGTGCCATTATTAACTACAGATCCTTGAAATCTTGCTTCAACAAGTGGAATATTTCTTTCATCACTTCCTACAACTTTCCACACAAAATCATCTGCAGTATTTAATACTTTTTCAGGAAACAAAGATAAAGTTGTATCTAGGTTTTTCATTCCTGAGTTTTGTAATAGTACAGTTGTTAAAGGTGAAACCAATTGTGGTTGTGTTCCAAAAATGTTCTTTCTAATGAAGAAAAAGAATGTATTGAAAAACTTACTGGTTTAAATTTATCAATTTATGGTGAATTTTGGACAAATCATTTTGTATCTTTGTTTAAAGATGATAATAGA